TGTTTCCACTGTAATCCATTGTCAATGGTGAACCATCTATCTGTGATGCGTCTATGGTTACTGATGTATTAGAAACTCTCCAAAAATCTGCAGAGTAAACAAATATAGAATTTACTTGATCAAGAAAACTAGTACCATCTGAAACCCTCACTGTGAATTCAAAGTTCTTGCTGATACTTTTTGATGAAACTGTTTTATCATATACCACATTATCGTAATCTTCGTTGGATGCATCAAATCCACCACGCTCACCAAATCTTTGATCATCTGTTAGTTCTACCACACCAGACACTAGTCCTTTTTTATTCATGGTTATTCCTGGTGGTAGTGTGCCTGAAACTATTTCATACACCAACGTCTGTCCTGCCGCTGTGTCTGTGTCTGTTGCTTCTATTTGCACAGTTAATTCTGATCCGTCAATAATCCAATACAGTCCAACTCTTGTGGAGTCTTCCATTTGTAGCTGTCCAGATATTGTTGTGAATGATGGTGCATCTGCACCTTTTACATCGATTGAAAATGTTCTGTCTGTAATAGTGGTACCGGCCGTGGCTCGCACGACGAAAGTGTAAAGAGTTCTCTTGGCAACCTCAGCCGGAGTACCTGTTAGTAAGCCTGTAGATGTGACCTGCATTCCTGCGGGTAGGCTCCCTGCTATCACGGAGTAGACAATGGCCGTAGAATCACTAGTATTCGCTTCGAGTTGTAGCGAATATGCGACTTGCTCGTTTATAGATGCAATTTTACCTGCTGTGGTTGTCCACACTGGTGTTGCCATTAAATCTTACTCCTTACAAGGGTATTTATTGAAGATTACCTATGATTATTCTGAGTACGAATCCAATGTTCTAGATGCTGTTTTAGGTTCTCTCGTGCATCAGGATCACGTTCACGTTTGATTGCTTCTTGTAATCGTGCTATCTCAGACTGTGGAGATCTATTTCGTCTAGCGAAATGCTGTTTCTTCATATGTGTTAGTTTGTTGTGTTATTATGCTTGATCGTAGAACGGTATAACTCTCAAAGTTCCTGCAATCTTAATTTTCAAATATCCTGTAGGTGCACCTGGTATTGCTGAAGCACCTCCCGCCGATCCTATTGTTGTCTGCGTTGGAGTATTGAAATCAATAGTACCAGTACCTTGAGTGTTTATTGCTAAATCACCGTTGGACGTATCTATTTCTAATTTGTCTGTTCTTAATGTTGTAAACTCACCCAGTGTTGCTTGGATTTCTGATGCTGTAACCACACCGCCACCTGTTGCTCCTAACACCAAGTTCGTTCCTGCCGCTGGTAAAAGTGTAATACTTCCTGAAGTTGATGATATTACATTTCCGTCAAGTCTAATATTGTCCACATTCAGTTGTCCCGATGTTGTTTGTGTTCCTGTGTGTGTGATGTCTGCAGGCAATACTAAAACACCAGTACCTGCTGGATTAATAGTAATATTTTGATCTGAATTTGATATCCAGTTGTCTGCATTTATTGAACCTTCAACTGTTAAATCACCGGCAACGTTTGCTGTACCACTCACTGTTGTGTTACCTACTGTTGTGATGTCTGCTGTTGTTAATGTTCCTGAAACTGATGCTGTACCTGTGACGGCAGTGTTTGCTTGTAATTGAATAGTTCCTGACCCACCTGGATTTAATGTTAAATTATTATTTCCAGCAGTTGCTATTTCTGAGGTAGCAAAAATTAAATTGTCAACAGCAACAGAGCCTGTCATTGTTGCCGCATTAATTGTTGGGTTGGTTAAAACTTTGTTTGTTAATGTTTGTGAACCTACTAACGTAGCAACCGTTGAATCTATTTTCGTTGTAACTGTTTTGCCTGATGCACTTGTAGTAATTCCTGTTCCACCTGAGAACTGTAACACCTCTGTATCTAAGTCAATTGAATTTGTTGTTGAGTCATCTGTTGTGAAGTCTAGATCACTTGCTGACACCTGTGCGTCAACATAAGTTTTAATTGCACCTTGTGTGGCTAATAGTGTTGCACTTGTGCCCAATGCGCCATTGTCAACGCCTGTGACTGTTGCACCTGTTGCCAATGCTAAACTTGTTGATAAAGTTGTTGCACCTGAAACATTTAAGCCTTCGTTTATTTGTACCAGTGTTGAATCATCTGAACTGATAGATGTTCCTGAAAATTTTAATGAGCTGGCTTTAACTGCACCTGTACCATGCGGTGCTAAAATAATATCTCTGTTAGTAGTTGAAACTATGCTGTGAGTCACGACATCTAAGTTACCACCTAACTGTGGAGAAGTATCAAGTGATACCCTTTCAGTTAAGGATGTTCCGTATAATTCGTCAAAGTTATCGTTGATTTTGTCAAATGCTGTTCTTAACGGATCACCTGTACCGTCATTTGCACTAGAACCTATGTTTATTGTTTGTTTAGCCATGCTTTATATAATCCTTTTGTTATGATTATTTATTCTAAATTTTATAAACCGAATGTAAAATTATAGATCTATTAAGGTTCTTTGGAATTTGAACTCACAACTATCATTGCTTATGTTTGTTGCCAACAGCCTTACAAGTCCGTCATTTATATCTGCTGTGAATGTACACAGTGGTGCAGAGTAAGATCCTGTGTTTCCAAAAGCAGTTACATATGCTTCAATGGTGCTGTCAGCACTTGGACCGTGTATCACGTTGGCTTCTACTATTTCAAATCTGCCATTTGTTGTATCTGCTATTGATATAAAATATTTTGCACTTCGGTATGTGGCAGAATCAAATGAATCTATCTGCGATGTTGTGGACGTAGCCACTGTGGCTGTGTTATCACTAATATCGGAATGGTTCAATGTGGATGATGCTGTCAGTGTAACAAATGATAAAGCACCTGATCCATCTGTTCTTAATATTTGATTTGCACTACCGTCTGCAGTTGGAAATAGTATTCCACTCAAAGAAACTTTTCCTGTGCCGTTAGCGGCTAATTCTAAATTGGCATTTGATGCATTTGTTGAAATTTTGTTGTCCGTTATTGTAATATTATCTATGACCATTGAAGTGTTCGCTGTAAGTGTAGTAAATGTTCCTGCCGCGGCTGTGTTGGCTCCTATGACTGCTCCGTCTATGGCTCCACTGTTAATATCTACATTGGTTATCCTAACCTTTCCAGATCCTGAAGCAGATAGTAAAAGATCTGAATTGGATTGTGTGGTCTGTATCTCATTGTCTTCTATAGATATGTTGTCATCGATGATAATTTTTGGTGCAGTTACCGATCCTGTACCGCTAGGGGTTAACACAAGGTCATCATTGCTTCTATTGGCTGTGATATTGTTATCGCTGATTGTTATATTAGCGGAGAACATCGGAGAATCATACAACTCTGTGAACATGGTGTTCACTTTTTGCATGGCGCCTCTTAGAGTATCACCTGTACCGTCGTTTGCGTTTGAACCTACATTTAAATCTAATTGTGCCATATTATACCTTAACAGGTCTCCTTACAAATTTAATAACCTGACTGTTAGTGTTATTTACTGTTCCTAGCAATCTAACATTACCGCTGTTAATATCAGCTGATATATTCAAAGAGTCATATATTGTAGAACCGTCATTGACCCCGTTAGTTGCCGCACCAAATGTACTGACATATGCATTTGTTCCATCGTGTGTGATATTTGCTTCTATTATTGTAAATCTATTTGCTGTTGCGTCTGAAATCTGCATGTGATATTTTGCACTTCTGTATGTTGTTGCACTGAATGAGTCAATAGCTTGTGTTGATGAGTTACCAGACAATGTTGCTGTGCCGTCATTGATATCTGAAACATTAATTAATGCACCTCCTGTCGTACCGGTAAATTGTGTTACTGTATGGTATGATAGTACACCACTGCCGTTTGTTTTTACAAGATCTCCTCCTGCACCAACAGTGTTTGGCAATTGGAAACCTGACACTTCTACATATCCAGATCCGGATGGACTAAATTCTAGATTGGCATTTGATTCATTTGTTGTGATCAGACTGTCTGCAATAGTTACTTTTCCATTAACAGTTAATGCAGAGTCATTACCGGTCAATGTTGTGAACGTTCCAGCCAATGGTGTTGTTGCACCTATGGGTGTTCCGTCTATTTCTCCACCGTCCACATCGGGAGTGGATCCCCATTTTACAATGCCTGTTCCTGAAGCACTCAGTACCAAGTCGTCATTTGATAGAGTGGTTGTAATTTCATTGTCTGACATTCGTACTGTTGAGTCTATGGTTAATGCTGTTGCCATTCGAACAATGCCTGTTCCGTTGCCTGACAAAACTATGTCTGCATTTGATACTGTGGAACTAATTTCGTTTTGTATGAAATGTATGTCTGAGTTTACAAAATCGTTGGGATATAATTCTGCAAAGTTGTCGTTTATCTTTACACCTGACATTCTGATACTGTCACCTGTACCGTCATCAGCCTGTGCACCAATGTTGATTACTTTCCGGGCCATATTAGATACTCGCTAGTGTGATCTTTTTCCATATCACTGCTGAACCATCATAGTTTCCAGTGCATACATATAAATTCGTTGCGTCCCAAGATATAGATCCTGCTACGTCACCTGTATTTCCAAGGCCAGTTGCAGTTTTTGTTGTTTTGATCACTAGTCTGTCTGCATTGACTTGCACCTGTCCTGTGCCGTTTGGATCTAGTATGATGTTACCATTAGTGTCAGCACTCAAAAGAGTGTTGCCAGTCATTTGTAAATCACCAGCCAATTCCGCAAAGTTGGCATTAATTTTAGTCATAGCAGTACGTAAAGTATCACCTGTTGCTGAATTTCCTGCTGTTCCTGTGTCTATTGTTAATCTTGTCATAATACGATACACGTATTTATTAAATAATAATATGTTCATAGAAATGCTTAAGACCCTGAGATTGTACAAGAGGGAGAGCAAATTAGGTATGATGCACACATTTCATCGTAAGAATACGGTGTATGTATTCAGATGTGATTCATGCAGTGAAACGTTTATGCGACCTAAATCACAGGTAGACCCCAATCGTGCGTCAAATGACTACAAGCATGTCTGTTCAACGTGTGATACAAAAAAGTATGCACAAAAGATAGGTGTAAAAATGCGTAAGGTATATAAAATAGACGCTAGTTCAACTCAAACTTTATAGTTCAAGCCATTTAATATCATCACGTGATCCGTCAACCCATCTCTGTAGGTCAGCGTAGATGCCTGCTTTAACATTTGGTTGGTCCAAGTACCATCTTAGAAAAGTGTTGCCGTATAGATATTCTTTACGATTGATAAAATAAAAATTTGTACCAGGAAACTTTCTAGTAATTTGTCTTAGTTGATACATCCATTCATATTTTAGATATGCTTTCATACTTTCTCTGTCTGGATAGTTTGGAGAATTTTTATAGATGTTATTTTGTATTCTGCTGGGAGTTTCCATTTCCCATTGTTGGGCACCCAGTATGTCAAATGCCATTATAACAACATTCTTTATGCCCGACTCAGCCGCCATCAGCACAGCACTCATACCGGAGCCTTTACTCTCTGAAAAATCTATTGTTCTAATTCTGCCACCTTTTTTGATATCACCACCCCGCCATAATCTATATAATTTTAATCCTTCAGGTACTTCTTCTCCGTCGTCACCTTGACAGATATAATTCCATTTGGATATTTTGTCTATTCCATGTATCTGTGGAGATTCTTTGCCGTTGTTATGCCATTGTGCAAGTTCATCATACATGGGAGAATTTACTGCCACTATGTGATCACACAGCATGGGATGATCTCGGTATATGCCATTACAGCCGTATACTATTCCGTTGCCTTTTAATTTTTGTATTTGGTATATGTTTCTTGATTCACCGTTGCCTATTATGAATGCTGTATCCATTTAGATTCCAAAGGATTCTCCACAACCACAACCTGATGATGCATTAGGATTCTCAACAGTAAATTGCGAGCCAAACAATTCTTCTTTCCAATCGATGTTTGTTCCAGATACGTACAGTAGAGATACTTCATCAACAACAAATCTGCCGCCTTCCCATTCAACCATTGCATCGTCTTTGCTTACTTCTTCTTTTTTACCTATTAACTGCCAATCATATTTGAATCCTGCACAACCGCCACCTAGCACTGCTAGACCCACAGCATAGTTGCCTGGATTTTTTTCTAACATTTTAGTCATTTGATTCTTTGCTTCGTCTGTTACTGTGAATAGTGTCATACCCATATTTACCTCTCTAGTCGACCCATGTTATTAACTCCGATCGACAACCAAAATTTAGTTGCATCTAACTTCTTTTCAAAGCTCATATAACTGTTTTGATCCTCCCAGTTATGACGCATGGGATCATACAAGTCTGTTTGTTCGAACCACCAACCCCATTTGCCTTTACAATTCTTTTGACACCACTCTATACATTCAGCCATGATACCGTTAGAATTCATGTCGATGTTGTGTTCGAATTGTTTCTCATATCCACAATCCTCAGGTATATCTGCTAATACCGGACTTATTTTTTTCACTTTTACTTTTCCGTATTTCTTATTCATAATATCCCATTTTTTGCAATAAGTTTTTGTTTGCAAAAAGAGGACCTAGGTTATATCTGTTTTGTTGATCATTAAATTCACTAAAAAACCGTTTACTGTTCATTCTACCAATGTCAGTGTATGGCTTACCTTCTGCAAAATGCACAACTTTAGTAGGAGTCAATCCGAGAATTTTGCACCAATGTTGTTGTTCAGTTTGATATTTTTTAACCATGTAATCAACTTCAAACTGTTGCATACATTCCAATCCAATCCCTGTTGCTAATCTATTGGCAACATTTTCATCATTTGCTATCTGCATAGGATCATAAACTTTTTTTCTGGTCATTCTAAGGGCAACTCTGGCATTAGCAATAGGAAATGTTTTGCTTAAACTAAAACTGATAGATTCTATACAGCTAGGAGTTAGATCAATCTGTACATTATCAAATGTTGTATTAGGGAGATATATAAAATCTAGCATAACAGGTACGCCAAGTTTCTCACACTGCTCTATTAGTTCTTTTTGTTGTGGATGTTCGTCACCTAGTCTTGCAAATGGACAACTTAATATTACAACATCGTTAGATTTAATATCATCTTCGTCAATGTAAGCCCAATTGATGCCTAATTTTTTCCAACATTCCATATGCCACCAATACTCACCTTTAAACACTCTAAATCTACGTTCTCTGTGTTTGATATAAAAGTTTATAAAAGTTTCTTGAGAACCTTGTGCAAAACAACTGTGTTTGAATTCATCTATACCTTTAAATTGAAACCTAGGACATTTCTTAAACCATGTTGGAAAGTATTCTTCAAATCTTTTTACAATCCACGGGTCTAACAAATATTTGTTAAGTTGAACACTTTCTGTAAATTCTATTAAATCTTTGTCCTTGATGCAGTTACCACTAGAATAGACGCTCCATGTTTTGGGTCGTATTTCATTGAACTCTTTGCTAACAGGAATATTCCATATGTATTCACCCGGGATATCTAGCTTGTTCTGTGCTGATGCTGTCATCAGTGCCCAAGAGATTTCTATTATCTTGTCTGTATTTTGTTTAATTTCTGACATACCTTCTCGTAAAAGTTATAATCTGTTTCCCATGTAGGATCGTTGTTATTCTTATTATGGTTAGTTCTCAAGAACCATTTTAGTATGGGAGAATCGAATATAAGTTCCCAATAACCTTTTGGTCCAAAAAACAAGCATGAATCAATCACATTATCATGAGCAACATATTTGCTTTGCCATATTAGATGTTTTAAATCAATGCTGTCTATGATGACTTGTTCTAATTCAAAATTTAAATCCTGTATAATCTGCTGTTGATCGTTTAATACAGTGTCCTTGCCTTCTTTGTTTTCAAAAAAAATTCTAAGTATATTATTATCCTGAGTGGGTGTATCTAATATTATTTGTTCCTGTACAGCACCAGAAAAGATATCATTACCATTAAGATTTATTCTGCAGATGGGTTTTTTATTATTGGTTGAATTTATATTTTTAAATTTGAATTTGAAACTCATTCCATATTATAGAAGGTCTACTTCCAGTTGTCAATGACGAAAGAGTCTGCACTTTCCATAGGGTTTGGTTTACCATGGAAAACAGCAACCTTGTTACCTTTTTGTATAGTTACTGGAGTTCTAAAGAAACTTTTGCCGTCTTTGGTTAACAGTTTAGTATCTTTTAATCCAATCATCTCCCATTTATAACTTCTGATCCATTCATCTGGCCAATGAGTTATCTCTTCTTGTGCTTTTTTAGATATCCAATCTTGATCTCCGTGATTTTGTTGCATAACTGCACTTGGATTTTCTACAAATTTATTCCACAAGTAATCCATCGATCCTGCTTCCCAACGCATACAACTTGAGTTGGATAGTTTCCAATCTGGCACTCTACATCTGTTAAAATCTCTAATAATATTAAACTTTCCTGGATGTGTAAACAACTCGTCTATGTTGTCAAAAATAACAACGTCAAGATCAAAAAATAACATGTTGCCTTTCAACGGCATGTCTGGACTGAACATCCATAGTTTGCTCCACCATGACTTAATCCATGGATCATTAGGCAGTTTAATTATGTTTATCTCAGGATCTACTCCTGTGGGATCATCAGTTAGACAGTGGAATTGGAAAGGCACTGTGGTGTGTCGCTTGACCATGCTGTTGAGCACATTGGCATATTGTGAAGGATACTTGTTGCCCCATTTAACGCATACTACGTGATTCATAACCTCTTTTTAATCCTTCCATTTGTATTTGTTTCCAGTCATCACTATCAAGTGTATAAAGAAAATCGTTTGAACAATTTTCATCATCTCTAATTGTAATACTTTTTATATTTAAATTATCCTTCATCTCTTCGTATATGGAAGTGAAAGAACGATTTTGAAAAGATGTTTCTAGATCTACCTGTCCGATCTTAATATAACCCAGTGATAGTTTAGAGTCTTCCCAGTCGTAGTTGTTTTCTTTGAGCCATGCTCTAAAGCCGTCTATTTCTTGTTTTTTAAAATCATGTGTTGCTTCTGTTATTGTATTTCCCCATTCTATATCAAATTCTCCGGAATAGTATTTCTGATGATTAATCTCTGAACACAATGCTTCAGTCATCTTGGGTGCGTGTTCGTCTCTGTAAACTTCTACTAGTGTTTTGCCCACCTGTGACCAATGCAAGTACACACCACCTAGTTCTCTGTCGTATCTGTTTTGTTTGAACAGTTCAAAATCTTCTTCGTGTAAATTATGCCTAGGTGCATTTAAAAATGTTGTGATCTGAGAAGGTCGTACCCATTCAGGCTCCACTATGCTTTTTCTATATGACAAAACCCAACTTTCTATCTCATGACAGATGTTGTTGAGCTGTCTTATTGCATACTTTGTTTCTGTATTGGCCTGTGTGTAGTATTCGGATATTTCCCATGCTGTGCCTTGCAGTTCTTCAAAGTATCTGTGCAGTAGATTACAAGCGTCATGCTTTAATCTCAATCCAGGTTTAGACATTTCATCTCCGTCTGGACAAAGTC